ATCCATGTCTGTCGCGCTCAATGCTGCCGGGCGCGGTCTGGACTATCTGCCGGATGATGGGGGGAGCTATACCGATAGTTATTCCTATGCCGGGCAGATTTCCGAATGCGCTAATGTGTCGGTCGGCTACGCGGGGGAGCATGGACCTAAAGAGACCCTAGACGCGCTCCACGTCTGGCGCTTGCGGGAGGCAATCTTGCGGGCTGACTTCGGGCAAGTCCCCTGCACCCGTGATCCGTCAACATTCGAGGATGATTGGTTGTCGATGTATGGCAGCTATGGGTCATCGGCAGGCATGTCCAACGGATCGCGAACGGGTAACCGGGCTTGGTACGGTTCAACCGTCGCCTATCAGTCCAGCCTAGTCGATCTGATCAAGCGCTATCCTGCGGCTGCGGCTGATCTCCTGCGCCAGTACGGCCTAGGTACGGATGAACTGCTAGAGCATCTGACAGACAGGGAACTAGGGGAGGCGCTGGCCGATGGCACCCATGGGGGAGGCTGGGCCAATGACTAGGAGAGACTTTGAACTGATCGCGGGGGCCTTGCGCAATGCGGGCTCCCTCGGTGTCACTCGCCACGTTGCGGAGGCGCTGGCCGATGCGCTGGCAACGTCAAACGCTAGGTTTGACCGGGAGAGGTTCCTAGAGGCTTGCAAGCCGGGAGGGGGTCACCGTGTCACCTAGCGCAATGTCTAAGGCGCTAGAGGGCCTAACAATCGCTCTCTTTGTCCTCCTGATCCTGCTTCCCCTGTGGCTGATCTATCAGGCGTCTAGGCTGGCCGATATCAACCGGGCCTAGCTCTCTCCCCTCTCACTGTAATCCTGAGACCCTCCATCGCCTCGGCGCTGGGGGGTTTCTTGCGTCTGGGCCTGCCGCGCGTGTGGGTCTGGGCGCATTCCTGGGGGCTGAGAGGCGCTGTCGATTTTAAGCCCCTCTGAGCGCATTTGTGGACTGTCCGCACCTTGGGTAGCTCTCGCCCCCACATCGGCGCTGTAGGGCCTGTTCCACGGCGTTCCACGGGGCATTAGGGAGGCGAGGCGGGGCCTGTCGCGCTATGCGCCACGCTATGCGCCGCGTCACGCTACACCATGCGCACGATCATAAGGACAACCAAGGCCCATGCGCCAGGCGAGGCGTGGCCGAAAAACACAGATCGCCTCAGGGCCGAGGGGGCCTTAGGCAAAAAGGTCCACGAAAGCCATCAGACTATACAATCGGTCGGGGGCAAAAAGGTCCAGAAAGTGTTGTCAGACTAGAAAATCGGCTAAGGCCAAGGGCTTGAGGGAAGCGTTGCCCTCTCGAAAAACACGGATCACCTACGATGTATATCCCTCTCTGGGCCTTGGGCCTCCTAGCTGCCACCCTCTACATTCTGTTCAAGGCGACCTGGAAGGTGGCCTACGACCATGGCGTAGAGTGTGGCAGAGAGGACGCGGACATTGAGCGCAACACTCAGGAGCTGAGGGAGGCGTTGTGGCCGATTAGGAGACGGAAGATCGTGAAGGGACTAGCGGATCAAGGTGAAACGTCCGTCTAGGAACTCAGCCTCGGGGCGCACCCAGATGCGGCCGTCCTTTGCACTACTATAGACGACAGCCGGTGTAAGGTCAGCCTCGATCAATGCGCGGCAGATCACATAGTAGAGACCACCTGACTTGTTGTGTCGATACTCCTGACCTGTGCGGATACCTTGCGTTAGAGGCAGCTCAAGCTGAACTTCAGACGCCACAGGAGCCACCCTTGCCGCTGATATCGCAGATGTCGTGGTAGGCTTCCTCGGCGTATTCCTCGCCCTTGAGCTTGTTGGCGAGTGAGTAGGAGACCGGGGTTAGCGGCTGCCCACCACGGGCACCATCAGGGTAGCAAGTGAACCCTCGGAGGCGTGGGGCATACTTGGAGAGCTTCTGGGCGAAGTCCTCCACCTTGTCCTCGTTGTTCAGCTCCGTGCCCCATGCGGGGAGGTTGATGGTCGAGCTGATTGCCATGTCCACGAAGTCCTGAACGTCAGCCTGGAGGGCCAGACGGCGCTCATAGTCTGCGGCGAGGTCTACCGCGCTCTCGATGCTCTCGGGATCGGTGCCATAGAGGTCGATCAGCTCCTGAGCGGTGCCGTCGATGACGTACTGATAGTGCCAGTCGTTCTGCCCCTTGAGGTAGCGCCGCTTGTAGGCGACCGCGAATAGCGGTTCGATGCCTGTCGTCGTGCCTGCGAGGATGCCGATGGTTCCCGTAGGCGCAATAGCGCGATTAGCGACAGGACGGCTAATGCAAAGGTGGTCGGCAAACGTCCGCGAAGTGGCGTCGGAGACAGTTTCGTAAACGGCGAGCCAGTTGCGCAGCTCGGGGGTGACTTCATAGCGGTATCCCTTCTTGATGAGCCATTCGTGGAGCCCCATGAGGCCGAGGCCGAGGCGGCGGTTCTTCTCGCGGGTCTCGCTTACCTTGGCGTAGGGGAGCTGGGCGCGAAGGGTGCCGCATAGTAGGAACTTGGTGCCAAGCTCCGTGACGGCGATGAGTTCACGGAGGTCCTCGATGCGGCCAAGATTGAGAGAGCCGAGGTTGCAAACGTCACTGTCATCAGCAGACGTAACCTCCGTGCAAGCATTGCGCAGAGTTTCATTCTGCTTGTCTCCGAAGTTGAAGGAGAAGCCGGGCTCTGCGGTCTTGAGGGCCTGTCGGACATTCTTGAGGAAGGTGGGATCGGCGGCGCGATCAGCGAGGTTCAACCATGCGTCATCATAATTGAGCGACACGTTGGTCATGTCGAGCGGACACGGGAAGTTGAAGTCCTGCTGCTTGATGTCAGCGAGGGTGAGACCCGTGCTGCCGACCGGGTACTGATCCCAATCCTTGATGGTGAGGAACTTGTCCGCATCGCCGTGCTGCCAGTTGAGGGAGGCGTAGATCGCGGAGCGCCTGGAGCCGCCCTGCATGACCCGGCGACCGATCTCGTTGAGCATCTGCATCTTGGGGAGCGGGCCGGAAGCCTTGCCACCTGTGCGGGCGATAGGTGAACCTTCAGGGCGATAGACCGAATAGTCGGCCCCGATGCCTCCCCCGGTCATCAGGCAGCTTTCCGCCTTCCATGACAGGTTAGCCCAATCCTCGCGGGTGTCTTCCTCGGCCTTCAGCAAGTAGCAGTTGTTGTAGAAGGGGTTAGGGCGTCCCGCGTAGTAGAGATAGCGCCCACCGGGGATGAACTTCATCTCCCGCATGTATTGGATCAGGTCCGTCACTTCCGATGGGGCCATGAGGCCGTCGCATACTTCGTGAACGAGAGTTGCGCACAGCTCGTCCCAGGTCTCTGCTCCGGGGTGTGCGTACTTATGGTTGAAGATGTCCTCGCTGAACTGTGAGCGGAACATCGGATTACGATTGGATTTGAATGTCATTCAGTACGAAAAAATAGGCCCCCACAACCCGCGAAGGGGTCGTAAGGGCGCGTAAGGTGTATCAGGAGGTAGGGATCGCGCGGGTACGCTCGATGATGAGCTGTGCGGCTTCCCCACGATGGGGGCGATTGTCGATCAGCTTCCCTACAGCGCCTGCGTCCAGAAGGATCATCAGGCAGGCGGCAGCGTGGGCCAGGTGGCTCTCGGCGCTCTCAAGGTCGTATTCCTCGCCATCATACCAAGAGGCCATGTGGCGGCGGGCAGCCGAGATGTAGGTTTCAGCCTCCACCGGGTCCTTGCGCCAGTTGAAGGGGCCATACTTGGAGGCCCCCAGCTCAAGGACACGGGAGATCGGGATTTCAGCTCCGCTAGGGATCAGAGAGAGGGACGGTTTCGCACGTCCATAGATCGCCTTGGGGTTCTCAGGGAGCGGCGAGGATTGGTCGCCAATGGTGGAGTGTGTCAGATTTGCCATCTCATAAGGGCAGGGAGAAGCTGCCTCACTTGGGCCACGCTCAGGGTGACCAAGTGTTCAATTCCGTGTTCGTCAACTTGCATGATCGTGAGGCATTCCGGTTCTCGGAAATCCACGGTGGCCTCATCGAAGCCTTCTTCCGAAAGCGTCTGGATAGGTGCCGCATGATCGGTTTCGTTGGGCATGGGGATGAGGTCTCGGATTGAGGCAACGTTTGAACGATACGGCATTGCAGTTCCCTGTTGGTTTCTCGTGTTAACTGGCGGACTTAGGGGTCCAGAGGATCGGCGTCTTGGTGGCGGCGTCCCAATCCTCGTAGCGAAGGATACGGGCAAGGCGAGCCTGTAGGATAGCGTAATCTTCGGTCATCCCTGCCTTGAGGAACTCCCGCTTCACGTTCTCCCATTGTTCTCCCGATTTGGAAAGGACCTTATCGGCACGGGCAGGCCCAATGCCGGGGCATCCTTTGTATCCGTCAGCGGGGTCCCCCATGAGCGTCTGGGCCATCCAGTATCGCCGTGCTTCATTGTCGTCAATCGTGGACAGACGCCCAAGACGAAACAATTTTCCGGGGATAGTGAGCATGTCCTTGTCGTCCGACACGATGATGGTCTCGGGCGCACCGGGGCGGGTGGCGAGGATGCCCATGTAGTCGTCGGCTTCGAGGATATCGTTGGAGACCACGCGGTCACCATAGGTCTCGTTCAGCCACTCCAGCATCGCGGTGTAGCCTAG